CTCGCCAATCCATTTTCCAATTTGGGTTTCTGCAACCTTGGAAGGTGAGCCAATCTTCCATGCTTCCTGAAACTGTGTCAACAATTCGGCGTTGTATTTATCTACCCCAGCACTTTTACCAGTAGATAAACCTGCTTCAAGTCCTGTTTTGATGCCGTCCGCTGTTGTTTTTCCGATTGCTTCTCCGCCAGCGCCTTGGTCGGCGCCAGTGAACGTTGTGACTAGTGCTGTTGGGTCAAACCCAATATCCTTCAACTGCTGTTGTGCTGTAGCAATGTCTGCTCCGCCCTTAACAAGGGCATCTCTTGCTTGGGCGTACTGTGTTGCTATGTATTGCGCTGCTCCGCTGGTGTCTCCAGTTGCAGCCTGTAGGTTGGCAACATTTAAAGTTTCTTCTTTTAGTTTTATTAATTTGTTATACGAATCTCCGCTCTCTCCAACAACTCCAACTTTTCCGCCAGATTTTGCAAGTTGAACCGCAAAATCACTCGCCGCCTCGTTGGCGTCAATTTGCGCTTGAATAAAGTCTGTTGATGGTCCAGCCAGCGCTTCTTGACCCTTTTTGTAATTGTCGATGGCTGCATTCAGTGCTTCGTACTGAGATACCGCTTCTTGAACTTCTGGGTTTAGACCATTTGCAAAAACCTGCGCAGCATCATACGTTGCGTCGTTAAACTCTTTTTGTGCAGCGGTTGCTGCGTCTGTTCCGCTTACGTGGTCTTCGATGTATTTTGTGTACAGGGCAACCTGCTCCGCCGCTGTTGCACTCGGGTTTGCCGCCATGATTTTGTTGAGTTCTTCAACGGCAAATGTTGCTTCTGGAACATCCATTCCCATTGTCCCAAACACTTCTACGAAGCCATCAAGGTTCCCCTTGTTGTTCAACATTTGCTTGATTCCTAGGTCGGTATCTTCGAAATTTATCGTGCTGCTTGTCGCACTGATATTGTCAAACGAAGACTTTAGAGCGTCAACTCCAGCGCTTGCCTCAAGTGTTGTTCCCTTTGAAGCCTTGCCTATTTCTTTTATTCCTAATATGACGCTTCCGTAATTTTGCGACCTATCAAATTGGGACGCAAGTTGCTCTCCCATTTGAGCAACTGCCTGCGACTGTTGAGCGATAGTGCTTTCATCAAGTCCTTTGAAAATTGCATCCGCTGTTGCAACACCATCTTTTTCCAGGGCCGAAAAATCTGGCTGCAAATCTGGGTCCCACTTATGTTTTTTCTTTGTCAATGCACCTATCGTTAGCGCTCCTGCTATTGCCGCACCACTTGCTTCCGACTGCGTAATCATTTCCTGAACCTTGTCGGAGTTTTCGGCACCGCCACCCATTATGTCTCCAATGGATTGCGCGAATTGTGCTTTTGCTTTTGCTGCATCTGGACCCTTTCCAAAGTCCATTTGCGAAATTATGGCTGCACCGACATCAAGTTTTAATCCTAGGTCCTTGCCCTGAACGCTCTCAAGAACAGTTTTTGCTTCATTGAGAGCCTCGCCGATAGCATCCTTTGTGTCTGATTTATCCTGTTCGCTTCCCTTTTTAACTGTTGTCTCAGTTACTGTAACGTCGACGTTTAGTCCGGTATTTGCATAGTGTGCTGTTATCCCAAGAAGTTCATTCAACTTGTCAAGACTTTGACCCTTTGACTCAAAACCATCTCCCATTGAGTCACCCATAAGCCCAAACGATGAAGCAAGGGTGTACACCAGCGATGCAATCATCAAAACAGGTCCGATTACGGCCATTAATGTTGCGCCAAGGGTTCTGGTTGCGGCAGCAGCCCCATAGGTGGCAACAGTTTCCGCGTCGGTTGCTATCATCTTTGTTGTTGATGCGCCAGCAGCCATCTTTGTCAACTGTGTTCCCGCTGCAGTTCCTGTATTTTTTGCTGCCATTGCTGTCAGCAGTGCCTTTTCACTTACAAGGTTTCCGGTTCCAGCGGCAGTCGCAAGCGACTGTGCTTCTGCATGAGAAACAAGTTGTATGTTTGTTTTCTTAAAAGCCGCTCCCAACGTCCTGATACCAGTCGTTCCACCTCTAAGGCCGGTAAAAAAACCGCGCATTACAACTTGGCCGTGTCCCATGATTCTGATAAATGAAGCCGCCCTCATAAACAGGAATAACAAACCCTTAGACATAATCATTGCCATTGCGCCAGCAATGAAGAGCGACTTGCCGAATCTTCCGACTATTCCAGTTCCTGTGGCAAACCTTAAAATTGTTTCCGCGACTCTTGAGAGAGCGCCACCCAAACCAATCAGCATTGTTGCGGCAGGCATGATTGCGTCACCAAAACGAACCATCGCTGCTTGGCCTTCTGCCAATGCTTTTTTAAATTTGTAATCAGATGTTTGCGCGTAAGCAGCAAAAGCGGCGTCTGCGTCTCCTGCAGTCATGCTCATTTTTGCAAAGATTTCTCTGTTCTTTTCTAAGTTTGGTCCAAGTAGGGAGAACACTGCCGTTAGGGCTCGAACGTTTCCGAAAACCTTGGTCATTTCCGTCGCCATTACTTCGCCGTTTTGGCTACCCATCTTGACGTTAAGACCTTCAAGCGCATTCAAGAGTCCGTCTTCTTGTATGTTTGTTCGTAGTTGCTCAGCGCTTGTTCCAAAACTTAGCAACGTTTCTCTAGCCTGCTTACTTGGCTTTAGGAGTTGCGATAAAACTTGACGAAGATAAATTGCCGAAGTTCCAGCCGAAGCACCAGTTCTCGTCAACGCTGCAACACCGGCAGAAACATCTTCAAAAGTTGCACCGAACGCTGCAGCAACTGGAAGAACTTTGCCGAGCGCTGGAGCAAACTGGTCCGCTTCTGCCTTTCCTTCTCGTACTGTTGCAACAAGAATGTCTGTTGCCTGTGCCGCGCTGTATGCACCTGGACCGTAAGCGTTAATTGCAGAAGTAAGAGCGTCGGCTACGACCTTTGTCTCTCCGAGACCAGCAGCGGCAGCGCGCGCCGACTGGTTCAAAACATCCAGTGCTAGTCTTCCCTTTAAACCGGCCGAGGTGATAAAATAAAGAGCGTCAGCAAGTTCGGCTGGACCCTTGCTAGTGGCCGCTCCCATTTTTAAAATTTCGTCCTTGAATCCCTGAACAGCGTTGGCGCTAATTCCCACCAAGCCCTGAATTTGTTTCATGCTTACTTCAAATTGCCTGGAAGCCTGCATTGATGCTGTTCCTAGATTAACCAGTCCGCCAATAACTGCATACTTAATTAGCGAACCCGTCTGGCGCATTGCGTCGCCCATTTGCCTGATTGGAACCGCGCTCCTCGCCATGCTTGAAGCCATTCCCGTTGTGGCTCCAGTTACGGACCGCATTGCAGCCGCTGCTGCTGGGGCGCCAGTCGTTCCAATGACAATCCGTACGTGGAGTGGCGGTGGCCCTGATGCTGCTGGCATGTCAATATTCTTGCACTGTTTTTAAAACTATGCAAACGACCTAATCATAAATTGAAATTACAATCAGACCTTATTGACCGGGAGACCCATCTTTGTGGCGAATTGCATTATGTCTGAAGAGCCGGACTTTTGCTTCATAAAGCCCATGCCTTCAAATACTGCTCCGACTTGTGCTGGACTTAACTCCCAGAACTCTTCGTACGAGCGGTTCGTTTGGGACCAGGTGGTGTACCACTGACGCCAGGGAAGTCTTCCATCGTCTGGTTCTGCTCCTCGATTGCTTTTTGCATTTGCTTTTTGTTTTCTTTTGCGAGCACCATGCTTGCGCTTAGCATTTTGCCCGCCACCTTGGGGTCCACTCCATTGGCGACCGCCCACGCCACACCAATAACATTTGAGTAACCAAGTGACTCACCGTCCAGCATCGCCTCTCCGACAAATAGAAGCGGTTTCTTCAAAGCAAAAGCAAGCGTTTGCCGTAGTGTCGTTGCTGGCTGCGACTCAAGTCCGCTCTGCCAAGCATCAAGGGTTCCATAGTGACTTTCAATATCGGCAATTACGTTATTCGTAAACCTGATAAATACGGTCTCTGTGATTAGGTCTTCATTTTCGTCATACTGGCGCTCCCACTCATCATCGCCAACTTTTTTAAGTTTGGCAAACTCTGCAGAAACTCCGGTGTTTTTTAATACTATTGGTGTGTAGTCCATATCCGAACTATACACGACTTAAATGGGGAATGCAAACGGCGGCACATTTCTGTGCCGCCGTTGCAATTAAATTAAACTTACTGGGTATTAGGCGCTAAGACCGACAGCGGTCTCTCTGAATGCCACTGTTCCAAATGGAACCGCCGTGGCGTAAGGGAGAATTGCTTCTGCGTCGAACGATGGCGTACCAAAGTTGTCGGTTGAACCACCCATGATTGTTCCACCAGTTACTTGGCACTTGTTCAAAGTGAAAACCAACTCTGCAAGGTCCGACTCAAGGTCGTTCACAAGGAACTCAACTTTGAAGTATGGAAGGCTTCCACCAGTGAATGAGTATTCTGCAATTTCTGCTGAAGCAGTACCACTGGTGGCAATTGAGCCACCGTAAATTACCGACAAAACAGGAAGGCTTAATTCTGAATATGTAGCAGAAAAGTTCAAACGGTCAATCTTTCCCTTCTTTGCAAGAACTTGACCATCACCCTTCAACTCTGCAGTTACAAAGTTTGGCTCAACCGAAACTTCCTGGATACCAGGAACGTCGATTGCTGCACCGTAGGTGATTCCGCCTGATGCGTCCGTGGCAACTGGATAAATTTTGCAATCCTGAACATCGAAGGTAATTGTCGAATTATTTGCAGCCATTTTCTTGCTCCTTTAAGGGTGTGTACTGTGATGATTTTATATGCAACTTTTGAAAAAGTGTTGTAGGGTTGGTCCTATGGGGTCCAATTACGCGTAGATTTTCAACCATGTTTTGGCGTTAACGATTCCAGTTTCCTGCAAGCCGACCTTCTTCTGGTAGGCCTTTAATGCATTCTCTGTTTTTGGTCCAAAATCTCCGTCGGTTGATGTTGGGCAACCCCATTTAACCAGAAGATTTTGTAGGATTTTTACAGATTCTCCCTTATCGCCAAGTTTGAGAACTGGGTTTGTGGAAGAATTCTCTTTGCCTCTTTTGGCTACAACGTTTCCGGCTGCTGGGCTTTGTTTTGGTGCTTCTGCTTTTGGCGCTGGTGCCGAACTTGGGGTTTCTGAACCGCTAACGTGGGCAATTACTGCTGCGGTTGGGCTGTCACCAGTTACCAGGCGGATATGCCATGGCTCGCTCGGAACAACTTCCCAACTGAAACCAAAATCCTTAATGTTTGCGATAAGCCAGTTCAATCGCTTTGGTTCTGATGCACTAGCAATGTCAATGGCCAAACCGAGGTTATGCTGCGACTTGCCAGGTGTGGCCAACATGGCCATACCCTTCTTTAGGTACCAGGTCTTGCCTTCAAAAGTTTTTGTTGAACCAGTTCCCGTATCTTCGAGACTGTAGCGAGTAAGAAATCCAGACTTCTGGCTCTCATAACTGCGATATAAATCTCCAGAACTCGTCGGTTTTAGTTCAACGCCATCTTCTTTTGCTTTGGCAACCATTGCACACCATGCATCACAGGCACGCCAATGAAGTTTTCCTCCACTTGGTACGGCACGAAGCAAACTATCATCAAGTTTTCCTGGCGTAACACCTTTTAGGTCGTCAGGAAGTGAAACAGGGACAATGTAATCCCAAGCGACGCTTGACATTATTTCTTCTTTGCTGCTGCTGCTACCGACTTAGGGGCAGGCTTTACTGCAGGCTTTGCTGCAAAGAAACTTGCTACTGATGGGTCTCCAACTTTTGTTGAAACAAGAGCAAGAACAGCGGCAACTACTGGCATCAACAATGCTGTCAACATTGGGTCAATGCTGTACTTGTCACACAGGTAAACAACGACGCCCATTGCGCCACCCTTTGCTACACCATCTACTGCTGTTGTTGAATTCATAAAATCTCCTGTTCGTGTGGATAACATAAGTATCCACCACTTATTGCGTATAGTGAGATTATGCTTTAACCCGTTGATGGAAGCGCCTCATAAGGTCTCCTATGACGCTCTGTTGCTCGGCTTCATCGCCTTCAGTGACTGCATCGACAACGAGTCTCTTGGCATCAATGAGGTCATAGATATCCTCGTCGATTGTGTTTGCACCAAGCAGATACCAGGCCTGAACATTGTTTTTTTGCCCAATTCTGTGGGCTCTATCTTCGCACTGGTCGTGCTCACCTGGCGTCCAGCCCTGTTCTACAAAGCAAACGTCTGACGCCGCCGTAAGGGTTAGGCCAACGCCACCAGCCTGGATATTCAGAACGATGATTCTTGCCTTTGGGTCTTTTTGGAATGTATCGACAGCAATTTGTCTATTTGGCAACGAGTCCTTACCGCTAACTCGAAGGCCACCGTACTTGCCCGCCAGGTAATCAACAATCGCAACATGATGGGCAAAGACGATTAACTTTCTATCGCAGGACTCCAGGAACGAATCAATCCATTCGACAACGGCTTCCATCTTTGCGTCGCCAGCAAGTCTTTTTAGAATGCCGGTCCTTCTTAGGTGTTCAGCCGAGTCTGATTTTTTATATCCGTTCTCTCTCAAGAATGAGATTAAGTCTCTTTCCGCCTTCTTGTACTCTGTGTAACCTTTTCCAGATGGTTCGACGTGTATAACGTTTCTCGTCTTTGGTGGTAGTTCTTTGAGAACCTCATCTTTTGTTCTTCGTATGTAGCAATTCTGACGCAACTTAATATTTAGTTCGGATAGGTTTGACGCTCCCTTTGTATCCCAGCCAAAACCATTATGTTTTGCATCTGCGTACCTCTTGAGAAACGCCCACTTCCCTCCAAATTTTCCAATCATTCCCATTATCTCTAATTGGCTAACCAGTTCTTCTGGTCTATTCGTGACTGGTGTTCCAGACAGAAGTAGGACACATCCATTTGACGGAATGGACTTTGCCACGTCCTTAACTGCTTCTGTTCTTTTTGTTTTGCTGGTTTTTACATAGTGAGACTCATCGAGTATTAATCCCAACGGCCCAAGGTGACGAAGTGGCTCAACAAATCTTGCAACAATGTCGTAGTTGACTATGTTCACGTCGGCGACGGTCACGTCGGTTTTACCGTGGACGACATTAACGCTTCTATGCGGCAACCATTTTTTAAACTCTCTTAGCCAGTTCTCCTTCAGCGAGGCGGGACAGACAATGATTGCTGGGTATGCGTTCTTATACTCAAGCGTTGCGATTGCTTCTACGGTCTTGCCGAGGCCCATTTGGTCGGCAATAAGACACCTTCCGACTGATGAAGCATATGCAACTCCTGCTTTCTGATAAGGCATCAGGGTCCCACTCAGGGTAGGTATAACTATTTCCGCGTCGGTAGAGGTTGACTGCGAGAGTAAGTCTGCTGCCTTTTTCCCAGATTCGGAAATTTGCGTCCTTAGTGCTTCGTCAACGGATAGGCCAAACTTGTCAGCAAAATCCAAAACCTGCACCGACATGGGCGCTGTCCAGTATTTATTTTTTGGGTCCCACATTCTTCCAGGAAGCAACTTGACATCCGCTACTGCTTGCGGGGTGTAGGAAAACTGCAGTACAGCATTACCCCTTTTGTTTATGGTTAACGTGCTGGCGGTGACTGTCTTTTCAACCGTTGACATATCTAGTTGTGTTCCCTCATTGATATAAAATTTATATTTTGCGGCAAATTCCGCAAGACCAATGCTAGAGGAAAGTGGGACAATCCACAAGGACGCAGACTGATTCCATGTGGCACCTTCAATTAGTTTTATTTCACTTGTTATCTGCTCGTCGTACTCGGAGTCAATTACATAGGCGTTTTTGTTTTGGGATATGTTGTTCTTACTTACGCTTCTACGTTTTTCCAGAATATTACTTAATTCCGTTTCTGAACTCTTGGTTGAGCGTTTTGGTGGAGTGATTGAATCGTATGAGATTCCGATGCCTGATAGTTGCTTTGAATATTTCGCAAGCATG